CCTTGCAATACGTTCGAAAGGTCAAGGGTTTGGGCTTCAAGAGCATCCACAAGAGATTTTGTTTGATTTGTAAAGTTTTCTGTCTCTTCGGTTTGACCTGGCATCTTACCACTAGCATCCGCTACTTGTCTACCACCAACCAATCTACTTAATTCACCTACATCGACACCAATCGATTCTGCCAATGCTCTTTTTGCAAATACATTCAGTTTTTCAAACTCTGCTCTACCACCAAGCTGTTTAACAACTGATTGAGTTGCACCCTCTATATCACCAGTAAATGCTAACTCACGTGCCTTATTGAAGTTTAATTGTCTACCAATTAATAATGAGGCCTCTAATTCTTTTTCTATGGATGACTGAAAATCTAATAAACTATTTGATATCTTTGCAGTGGTGCTTAGGGATACTCCTAATCTTCTTGCCTGTATTGCTGCACCTGCCAAGTTAGCACCACCATCTTTTGAAAACTCTGCAAACTCTGCCGTTGCATCAGCCAAATCTTTCATGACCATTGATGGTGCAACATTATTTAGTTCTGCTAACGTACCGACTGCCGTAACAACGTTTTGTGCAGTTTCTAATGAAGTACCACCTACAAGAGCAAACTCATTTACTAACTTAGCTGCCTCGTCATTTGCAATCCCAAACCTACCAGCAATAGCGGTTATATTGACTGCTGAGGCTGCTAGGTTTTCTGGTATAAAACCCAAGTCATCTACTAAAGCAACACCTATTTGTTGTACGTCTTCTATACCTTTTCCAAATAGTTTTAAATCTACGCCAGACTCCTTAAGTGACTTACCAATAGATTTCATACTACCGACAATCTTATCTGCACTACCAAAACTAACACCAAGTGCATCTCTTGTCTCAACAAATGGTGTTAATAATTTTGAAACCGTATCTACCAATTGTTTAGCAATTACTAAAGCAACACCTAATTTTGCAGTAAATCCTACTGCACCAGAACCCAAGACTTTGAACTTAGCAATCATTTCTTGAACACCTTGATTCATATTGTCGATGGTGTCTTCACCCTCTTTCATTGCATTCACCGCATCTTGTCCTAAATCTGCTTTTGCTTTTTCAAATCTAACAGCATCTTTAAGAGTACCAACATATTGTTTTGCAAATTTAGAATTTACTCTTTGAGCCTCTACGAGTTTTTCTTCTAAATCTAATATTTGTGATGATGTTAATATTTCATCTCGACCTGTTTGTAATAATTGTTCAGCAATATCAAGTTGTGCTAACTTACCTCTTGTTTCATTGGATACTGATTTTGTTCTACCAGCCGCTCGTTTAGCCTGTGCAGTTTCTGTGTCAACAATTAACTTTCTTATAGCTAAACCATCACCTAATATCTTGGTCTCAGATGCAGCACCTTTTGCCAAGTCTTCAATAGTACCGAACCGTTCCCTTGCGTTCTTTGTCATCTCCTTTTCGACTTCGAGAATGGAACGTGCTGATTTTATATTTTCTTTAAGGTAATCTAATTGTTTTTGGTCGAATTGAGCATTCTGACGTTTAAGTTTTGCAATCTCATCAAATTGTTGTTTTATTTTTGTTGCAAATTCTACATCTTTCGCTGAATAAGTACCATCCGCCTTTTTAGAAAATCCTTTAGGTTCTCTCGCCATTGGCTAAGCTCCGAGTTGTACTTTATTAAGGTAATGTTTTCATTATTCTGTCATACTCTGCGTCTGACATATTAGAACGAGTGGTCTTCTCAAGTTTATCGTAGGATTTAATGAAGTCTGCTAATGCATCCTTTACTTTTGGATTCTGTTTGATTTGTTTAACACTTTGAGAAAAGCGTTTTCTATTAGCCTTCTTTAAAGAGTTGGTTACTTTTTGTAAAAGTTTTTCTGCAAAGCCTTCATTTAACATTGAGATTCTCCATAATTTTACTCATTAATAAATATAAAGTAACCTACTTTCTCGTGATGCCAGGACGGCTCACTTGTGATGTTTTAGAACTTTTTTTACGGGCATCTTCGTATTGTTTTCTTTCTTCTTCATAAGCAGATGACATTTTCTGAATATAAAACTTACGTAGATATATGGGCATATTATATATCTCTGTAAAATTAAATCCACCCTTTCCGTAAAATATTAGGGTGAAAATCTGGTCATGAATGTAGGGTCTATCAGTTGCCCGAAGGCCAAAAGAACTCAGTAGTTATTGGGACAGAAACATCAATAGTATTACCCTCATCGGTTAAATACTCATACACTAAGTTAACATCAGGTGTGATACTTTGAGTGTATTTTCTAAAAGCCTTACTATCGAGGCTAAGAAATTCGTTATCAACAAATTTATTTATTGTCCCTCTCTTAGTATCTCCATCTACTGATAATATCATCTTTTTTAAACGTGTAGTTGTTTCTGGCAAAATACCAGTATCTTTGGATATTTTTGCTAACCCAGCTAACTCCGAGTCAATTTCCCTTTCGTCTGCTTGTGTTAGTAGTTTGAACGTTAATGTACGTTTTGAGTTTGGTAATTCAAATTCAAACTCGTTACCATCCTTATATTGTTTACTATCTATTTTCTTATCCCCAAGTTTAGTCAAGTCTACAACGACAGGATTCTCTTCTCCACTATCTGGATCCAGTACCGTTACGTTATAATCTTTCCCATATCCGAGAATACGAGTTGCAATCATAATTGCATTTTTGTCTCCAACCAATAAATCATCAATCTTGACTCCCTCTGTAACAATAACAGATTCAAGTAATTTATCAATCACCGTTCCCTTTTTAATAAGGTTAGGTGATGTCAAAATATCTTCTTCTTTGGCAGTCATATATTTGATATCTACTTTTCCACTTGATAGAGGACTATCTTTTGGATAAAGTAACCCTTTGGATGGCAGACTAACTTCCTCTGTAGGAAATTGGTATTCAGCCATGTTTAACTCCTATTGTTTATAACTGATTAATAGAACTATTTTTTTCCAAACTTCTCTGCTGCAGTAACACCCAATCCAACGACTGAAATGTACATGAAACAATCTAAGATTTTGTCTTTTACCTCAAATGCAGTAAAGGTGTCTGCACCCCAACTACAAATCAACATAAAGAATGCGGCAAAACCGACAAATCTCTTACTTGATACTTTCGCATCACTTGAAAGCATTTCTCTCAAAAAACTCATAATTACTCCGTCTTTTAATTAGAATTGTAATATTGCGTAATCGTATTGTATTGTCAAAGTAATGTCAGCTGGGTCTGTTGCATTAGCCCAATCTAAGTCATTGAAATTAGCGTTCTGTATATAAGAACCTTTCAATGTCCATTCTTCAACTTTATCACCTACTGGCCCCAATACGTTAAAAGTAATGTCCTTTTTATAAAAATCTGAATATCCGTCTCTACCAGTAACAGACTCATGTGATAGTCTTACCCATTCCATAACTGCCTGAGCACCACTTGGAACAACAGGATCGTATAGAGAAATCTCAATAGGTTCCCATGCACCTTTACCTTTAATATATCTTTTTATATTAATATGGTCTAATTCAATGGTTTCAAAATTAATAGTAGGCCTTGTAGCAGTTTTAATTAGATATGCTGGTATCCCCTCGATATACATGATGTACCGATTTTTAGTTTTCGGTTCAAACGGTGTGAACATTATTTCTGACGGGTCGAGTAAATCAGGCATTTTGTTTCTCCAAATAAAGTTTATTCAATTCATATATAAATATCAATTTTCCAAAAAAATAATCAAATTCGTAATTTAGTTTTTGTTGAAGTTTTATTGAAGTTTTTAATATAATGAAAAACCCCACCGAAGTGGGGCCTTTCTTATAAGTCAGCGTTTTATAAGTTAAACTTATTCAGGAAATGCTGCTCCTGTTGGTAAGACAACGAAGTCCAACACAATGAACTCAGCGGTTCTTGTAGGTTGGATAAATATCTGACCAACTAACTGATTCCTATCAACAACATCTGGTGTGTTGTTAGAGTCATCCATTACTACCTTGAATGCACTCAGACCACTATTAGCCTGAACACTTTCTAAGAATGGATTAACAATGTTAAGGAATCTATTCCTTGTAGCTGCTGTATTCTGTTCAAATACCAAGTATCTTGAAGATGAAGCAATGAACTTCTTAAGATTAATTAATAATCTACGTACATTGATTCTATCAAGAGCTGATGGTTTGGACTGAAGTGTTTTTTGTCCGAAGACAACCACACCTTGAGCTGGGAATGAAGCTATTGGATTAACTCTACCCTCGTACAAGTCATCTCTCTCACTATGAGTTAATCTTGTTTGAGCCATCGTTACACCAAGTTCTGTCAATAGACCTCGATTTAAACCAGCTGGTGCAAACCACTCAGCTGCCACACTATCATTGTTGGCTAAGACACCAGGAATTACCACATCAGGTGGTACGAAAAGTGACTTTTTCGCTCCTGTTAACTTAACCCACGGATAGTAGACTGCCGCATAGTTTGTATCCAAACTCTTAATATCAAGTACTGCATTATCTACAGTTCTTGCTACTCTTGAACCATTGGTGATGTAAAAACAATCACCTCTTGCCTCTACTTTGGAAATAGCATGATTTCCTACTTGTGGATGATATTCATAAATAATACCAGGTGTGACCACTAAGTTGACATCAAACTCATCAGGATTACTAATAGCATTTATAGCTCTTTTGTAAGCTACTGAACCACTAGCAGTGTTCGAAGAACAATCAAATCCTTGTTGGTTTGTTGCTGATATGTCACTACCAAGTTTTTTTGGTACTGCTGGATTATCTCCATCAAATCCACCTTGTAATGGTACATTATATTTTCTTTGTTGAATATGTGAATTAGTCAAAGAAACTAATGTTGAACCATTTGCAAAAGTAGCACCTAATGAGGATGCATCTGCATGTCCAAAGAAATCACCTAACGACATAGTCACGTTATTACCACTTCCACCGCCTGTTGGAATTGGTGCTAAGTATTGTTTACTATCATCGTGTGAAAAGTCAAATCCATATGCTTCACCAGAATCAAACTCATTCCTTGCGTCTAACTGACCAGATTTAAATGAAGCAGT